AAAACCAAATTATTGATGTTTCGGAATAAAAAAAATGTCTAATATTCAAGTTCAAAGTAAGTCTGGTCCAATTACTTTTAAAATAAGTGGTGATGAACCAACTCCAGTTGAAACTTTAAGAATTCAAAAACAATTAAGAAGAATAAATAGAGAAGCTGCTCCTGTAAATTTAATGAAATCTGAAGATAGCAATTTATTTGACACAACTACAGGTATTCAAGATGCAGGGTTTCGAGCGGCTTTAGGAACTGTAGATACTTTTGATGAAAAACAAAAAGTATTAGAAAAATATGGGTTAGGTAAAGAAGATTATACTTTAGACAACAGAGGTAATATTGCTTTAACCACTTCAGGCGCAAAAATGTTTGGCGTTGAAACAGATAAACCCATTATGATTGATGAATCTGGATTTAGTAAATATGATATTGCTGATTTAGCTGGAATAGCCCCAGAAGTTGGTGGCGCTGTTAGCGGTGCTATTGCGGGTCAAATTGCAATACCAATTCCAGTTGTTGGAGCTGTACTTGGTGCTTTTGCCGGAGGTGGGTTAGGAAATTTATTTGAAGAAGCTGGAGAATCCATAGCAGGTGTATCAACACAAACTGCTGGAGAAATAGCAAAACAAACTGCAAAAGAAGCTCTTATTAGTGGTCTTGGTGAGGGAGCAGGTCAGTTATTGTTTAAAGGTGTTGGTACAATAGCAAAAGGATTAAAACCAAAATTAACTGATGAACAAATGAAAATAATTCAAGAATCAAGAGATTTGAATATAGATCCTGCTTTAAATCTTATGGGCGCACCATCTGTGCTTGCAAGACAACAAGCAATTAGTGAAAAAATATTTAAAACCTCTCCTAGATTAAAAAAGAATAATGATTCCATAATCGCTCAAATAGAAAAATTTAAAAATTCTTCAGGTGTAAATATTGATGATGTAGATGCACTTGGTTCGGTTTTGCAACAAGCAGCTAGAGATGGCAATAAAAAACTTTTAACCGAACATAAAGATTTACAAACAAAAATTTTAGCTCATATGGATGACTTAGCTACTCAAGTTGGTAAGGCTGCACAAAAAGATGGCGCAATAGACGACGCTGTTATGAGTGCATTAACAACAGCGTTTAAAAGTTTTGACGATATTGCCGAAGCAAATTTTGCAAAAGTAGATAAATTAGTAAATACCTCTGCTGGAACTGCTCAGATTATACCAACAGCCAAACTTTCTGCTTTAGCAAAAAAACAGGTTCCTAATTATAAGAACATTGTAGGTGGAACAAGTCAAAGTTTAGAAAAAGAAATTTTGCAAGCTGTTCAAGGATTTGGACCAAAATCTTCTTTTGGTCAACTTTATAAAGCTAGAAAAAGTTTAAGTGACATAAGACTTATGAATGGAGGTGAACAAGGAGTTGTTAAATTCACCAGTCAATTTATAGATGAAATAGATAATATTCTAGGAAGAAGTAATTTAGAGTCCCTTTCTTCAGGAGCATTTAAAGTTAGCGCGGGTGGAGCAGGTCCAGGATCAAGAAAGGCCATGTTAGATGCTTCTGATTCATTAAAAGATGCTAGAAGAATTTTTGCTGAAGGAATGAAGCAATTTGATGCTTTAGAAAATCATGCAATTGTAAAAGAAATAGCTTCTAGCGTTAGGCTAGGAAGAGATATAAATCCCGCAAAAACTATGGAACGGTTAATTAAAGGTGACAATCCAAAGTTATTGCAAAGTGTTAAAAATGTTTTAGACGAACAATCTTCTAAAGCTGGTATTACAAGTCCTTACGAAAATTTAAGATCTCGAATGGCTGGGGAATGGATAAGAAAAACTTTACAAGATTCTATGAACCCTGCAAAACCAAATAAATTTAAAGGAACAATATTTAAGAAAAAGTTTGATGATTTAGGTACAACAGCAGATGAGTTGTTTGGCTCTAAAGTAGGAGAGGTCAGGAGGTTGGCAGAACAATTAGACTCCTTGTCCCTATCAAATTTAAGTGATGATGTTGTAAATGATGCAATAGCTGCTGGTTTTACTGGTACTACAGATGATGGTGTTAATCTTTTAAAAGCTTTAAAAAATAAACACCAGGAAGTTTCTGTTTTTGAAAAAAACAGATTATTTAGAAAACTTCAAGATGGTAATGTAGACCCAGCAGAAGCCGCAGGATTTATAGCAAACAAAAATACCTCAACAAGTGATATATCAAAGGTTATAAATTTGTTTGATGAATCAACCGCAGAAGGTGCAGAGACTCTTGCCAAAATAAGACAAGCATATATGGATGATTTAATATCAGATTTTGGAGATAATTTTTTATTAGAACCAAAACAATTTAAACTTTTTGCAAATAGAATAGAAGATGCCTCTAATAACAAAAAATTAGAAACTATTTTCGGCGGTGAAATGGCTGAAGAAATGGCAAAGTTTGGTAGAGTTCTTAAATTTAATTCAAAATCTGCTGAAGGTGGGGATTTGATAGCTGCAAATCTTGCCGCAAGTCCATTACAAAACTTAGGTGCTTTAGCTAGATTTACCATTATGGGTAGGGTATTTTCTTCAAAAGCTTTTTATAAAAATTTTGAAAACCAATATAAAGCAATGGTTAAAAGAGAAAATAGTGTTTCTGGAAGAGCAAGGCTTACAGGTGATATAATATCTCAATTAATGGGTAGTTCTATTTCTCAATCAAGCGCACAGTTATTAGATGAAGCTGCTACAAGTACAGCTAATCAAGCAAAGGCTCTTATCAATAACACATTACAACCAAAACAAGTCTCACAGAGAAGAACGCCAACACCTGTGCCAAACGTAACTCCTGGAGTTGTTCCGAATATACCTACGAATCAAAATAATTCATTAATTTTTGATGCAGACAAGGCAGCCAGATCCGCTATAAGACAAAGAGCGGCGCAAAACCCAGCAGTAGCTTCGAGCTTACTTGGTGGGCTTGGAAGCGCCGATCTTCTTTAGTCTTCAATTACAGCATAGCCACCTAAACCGCTACCGACTGGTGTTCTTACAGTCTCAGTTCTAGTCATTTGCTGTCCTGTAGCTGCAGATACTCTATTGTATTCCTGGTCTATCATGCGAGACAATTGACGCCCTATAGCGCGATCCTCTTGATCTGCTATGAATACTAGCTTACCATAAGCTTCAAGGTTTAGTCCTACTGATTTATATTTTCCGGGGTTTGGCATGGAGGTTCCTTCCCAATAATGTTAGCAAGAACAACATATAATCCCAGAAGGCTTGGGTCAAGACCCAAATATGGTAATAAAAAAGTTATTATCAATAATATTAAATTTGATTCTAAGTGGGAATCAGAACGATATTTGTACCTAAAATCCCTTGAACGCGCCAAAACTGTAAAAGATTTAGAGCTGCAAGTAAGGTTTAATCTGGAGGTGAATGGTCAAAAGATCTGTGCTTACATAGCCGACTTTAGATACAAAAGACAAAATCCAGAAGGTGATTGGGAAGAAATTATTGAAGATGCCAAAGGTGTAGAAACCCCTGAATTTAAACTAAAAAAGAAGCTTATGAAAGCGTGTCTTGGCATAGAAATATACTTATCTAAAAAAAAGTAGTTGACATAATAAATTAATCGGTCATATTTTAACGTTCTAGCAGATTAAAATAACTAAGAGAGGTCGATTATGTCAAATATTGAATTGTTTACTCGTCGTGACGAACTGTCTCAACAAATCCGTTTGTTGAAGGTTCAGGTAAAAGAGATTGATGAAAAGCTTTCAGAATCTTACTTACCAATTGCACGTCAAAAACTGAGTGAACTTGGAAAGGACTTTGGTACAACTAGCGTTTTAGTTGATAACATGAAGTTCAAAGTAAAAGTCACTAAGAAAGTTACTTGGGACCAGGAGGCTTTGAAAGAAGTCTTCACGAGTATGTCCCCAGTTAATGCAAATCATTACGCAAAAATTACTTATCATGTGGAGGAAACCAAATACAATGCGGCTACTCCAGATGTTCGTGATCTATTGCAAACTTGTAGAACCACCGAGATTGGTTCTTTCAAAGTAGAATTGGAGGACTAGAATGGGTTTAAATATTATAACTGCCGATCAACGTATGGCAGAAAAACGAGGTCATAAGATTGTGGTATGTGGTCCTAGCGGAGTTGGTAAAACAACTCTTGCTAGAACTTTAGACTATGATAGTACATTGTTCTTTGACCTTGAAGCTGGAGATGCAGCCATTGAGGGGTGGCCTGTTGATGTGATTAGGCCAAGAACCTGGGGGGAATGCAGAGATTTTGCGTGTTTCTTGGGTGGTCCTAATCCATCACTGGCAGAAGATCAGCCTTATGGTAAATCACACTTTGATTATGTTTCGTCTATTTATGGTGAGCGTGAAGAAATGATGAACAAGTACGATACTTTGTTTATTGACTCAATCACAGTTGCCGGACGTTTATGTTTTCAATGGTGTCAACAACAACCAGAAAGTAGATCAGATCGAACAGGTAAGTTAGATACCAGATCTGCTTAT